AGCCATATTAGGTATGTCCATCCATTCCAGTTCTTCTTTAGTGATGCCACGGTCTTCTAGGTTACGTCCGATACCAATAGTATCAATTCCAAGTGTATCCTGATATACCTGAAGGCGTAAACCTTCATGTGCAATTAGTTTCTGTATAAAGTCTTCTCTACGATATTTCATTTCTCATGTCCTAGCCACACCGCAAATGCACCTGTCATTGCCCCCGTGACTACACTCACCAGTGCTGACTGTTGTGTTGTCGGGTCTGGAAGAAGCATGAACCATTCCACTACTCTCCACGCTGATATTGACATCATCAGCATCATAAAGCGGGGTAGTATCTTCCACTTTAGAAATCTTTCCATTGTTAGTTCTGCCACGATTAATCCTCGCTTGTTCTTCCGTAGTCCTGTTGTGCATGTCCCACATATGGTACACTATTTCTTTCCAAAGAATTTAGTTGCGCTACGTACTCCAAAAGAAGCGGCAACGATAACTCCCAAGGAATATTGATACCATTCAGGCATTGAGTTGAGTTGCGCAAATCCGTTTGCAACTATTTCTTCCATACCCGGTATGAACGCAAGAACAAGAGGTAGACTGAACAGAATTGTAAGCCACTCGTCTTTCCACGATGACTGACTACCTTTAGCCATTTCCAAATCCCAGTCAATCTCGCCAGTAGCTTTTCTTTCCATGACTGTAGCTTCTGCTTTAGCCCTTGCCACTTTTGTTGCAGCTTCTGCTTTAGTTTTTTCAACTTTTCCATCTAACCATGTCCCCGCTAAATTAGCAATTGGTCCAATCAATAAATTCAACATTAGCCTCTCCGAAACCTTGCTGTCTTCTTTGCAATACCTTTAGGCTGTGCTACGTGCTGTTTACCTGCAGCCTTACCTTTTCTCTTAGCCCTAGTTGTAGCAGAGTACTCCGCACTTGTCAAGGACTTTATTGCTTTTTCAGGTAAATATCTTTCTCCTGTCTTTGCAGAAGGCTTGCCTGATTTAGTACGCCACTTCTGTGCTGTCCAGTTTTTTAAACTCTGCTGTGGTTTTTTCATTGTAGTTTTTCCCTAATTGACTTCAGTGTTTCCTTCAGTGTGGGTTCGTCTTTTTCACGTGGATTATAAATGCACTGATACTGCCGTGGACAAAACTCGCTAATCGTTATAGTTTCGATTGTATTGTTTGCGCCTTTATACGTACAGATATATTCTGTGTATGGATTTTCTTTTACCTTAGTTCTTTCATAGGCAACCAGTCTACATGTAGTCCACTTTATCTCGTCTGCCCTAGCTTGCTTAGACATAAGGAACATAATAAAAGAGTAAAGAATTGCTGCAGCTAGTCCAAGCATAACAATCCATGCCACAATCTCTACAAACTTTTGTCTACGTTCACGCTGTCTATATAGAGTCTGCTGTCGCTGCTTACGTATCTGACCTTCCATACGAACTAGGTCATCCCATTTAGACCTACCCATAGTCAGGCTAATCCACTGTTGCAGTTCGTATCGCTGTGCTGCTGCCTTTTCTTTGTTAGCAAAAGCAGTAATAGCTTCTTCTTCAATGCTTGCGCCACTAAATAGCTTCTTGAAGATAGGTGGGTTCTTGGCTTCCTTCTGCGCTTGGTCAATATCACTTAGCGCACCCATCCAGCGAGACAAGTCACCAGCCATAGACTCAATGTCACGACCTACTTGCATCCCCTTTTTGATAGCACCGAAAGCAGCCGATGCTGTAGCCATTGCGCTAATAGGGTCCATCTATGCAGCTTCTTCCGCTAGTTCTTCTACAGGATTCTGTGCTGATACGCCCATCCACTTAGACCACTCAGCGTAGTAGTGACGCATACCCACCTCATCGTGGATTGTGCCGCCTTCGTGTCGCCCATGCAGGATGTTACGTGGCTCTGTGCCTGTACGCATTGTAGTCCCTTGACCAGCTACGCCAATCAAGTCTTCGTGTAGGTTACGACCAAACGGCCCCCAGATAGAGTTGTGGTGTTCAATACGTGTGGCTCTATCTTCTGGGCTGTCACTCTTCAAGCCGTAGCCACGGAACTCAATCAGTACCTTGTTAGGTCCAAGTGGGGTTACGCTATCGCTACGGTACGCACTGCCACGTAAGTTGAAGTTAAAGCCGGGGAACAGGTCAACCATATACCACTGGTTTGGTGGCAGGTTAGGGAAAGATAACTCACCTCTGTCTTCAAAGCCTTCATACTCTTCGTAGTTCACTGTGAAGCTAGATACGTTTACGTGTCCGTTGTTGAATGGTATGTTCTTACGGGCAAAGTATGCATCGTTAAATCCTGTGACTCTATTGTGGTAGTGCATGAAGTCATGGTAGAACTCACTGTTAGTGTCATGCCACAGTTTGTAGTTCGTGTCAATAATAGCCTTGTGGTAGTGAAACACTTCTAGTGGTTCAGTATTGATAGCATCATCAATGCAGTCAAACGCACCATCTAGCCACTGCTCAAGTCCCTGTGTAGGATTACGGTCTAGTGTAGTCCACACCATCCCACCGTAGGCTACCTCTGTGTGTAGCTTATCCCATGCAGCATAATCTAGTTCAGACAGATTACCTGCCACTCGCATAATGCCGGGGTTGTGATACAGATAGGCTTGGATGCCATCAGCCTCATGTGCAATCAATACATTCTTGTGTGCAATCTGTGATGTACGATAACGTCCTACTTCTGGTAGTTCACTCTCGTGGCACACTGGCACCCATACTTTAGCAAATATCTTTTCAATCTCTTGCTCATATAGGTCATAGTCAGAATAGATAAGCGAACTGATGTGTTCTATGCTGGGGGTCTTAGTCCATTGTTTATGATTACGTGGCGGCATTAATAAAGTTTTACATCCTCTGGGTTTACATATCTGGGTACACAGTACGCAGTTACTCTATCTTTTGGGTCTATTAGATATTTGTATTGGTAGTTACCGTAGCGTTTAGTAACACGCGAGGCAAAGTAATTACATTCGTTTATATCACGAAAGTACATATCACCACTTTCTAGTCTACGTGCATCCCCGGTTCCCAGATAAACGAGAAGCAGGAATACGTGTGCGGTCACGACTTATACCCACCACCAGCTTTCTTGTAAGCAGACGCAAGCATCTGGGCTTTACGCGCTGACCACTGACCGGGTGCGCCGCCTTTACCGCCAGCTTTAATGCGATTGAATTGTTGCTTCCTCATTCCGGGCTTAGTATAATTGCCAGCTTCGTTAACTCTCGATTTGCTCTGTGGCGCACCGCCTTTCGCAAGGCTAACCTTTCTAGTCGGTTTCTTTTTCGCTGCAACCGATGGGGCTTTCTTTTTAGCGGCTGGCTTTTTAGTGACACGTACCATCTCCTGTCTCCTATCTCGCTGGGTCAAAAAATTCTTCGCATGACGTAGTAACAACTAGCTTGCTTGCTGTACCTGCTGTGCATTTTATAATATCACCCGCATGTAAAAATAGCTGATTGTTTCTAGTAAATATAGACTCATACGAACCACCTGCAACATTATGGGCAGTCAGTAGGTCATACTCTGTGTTATCGTCTGCATGAAAAAGGTGTAGGCTCAAAGTCACGTTACCTGTATGATTGTTACTCACAAAAAAGTTTCCTAAGTGAGAAGAAAAGTTTGCGGGTACAGTGTACACAGTTGTCTTGTTCGTTGTAGACAACGGCACAACTTCAGTACGAAACTTTGAACCTGATTGTAATACTGGCATTACTTCTTCTTCTTAGCCATGCCACCGCGCATCATCTTCTTCTTTGATGCTGCTTTCATCATACCACCGCCACGCATACGCTTCGGTGCTGTCTTAGTAGCTGCACCACCACGCATCATCTTCTTTGATGCCATTTTAGTTTTACCCTTCATTACGTAATCTCCGTCTTTCTAGCACAAGGCTTTCAAATGTATCTTCTGGAAAGTGTTTGTAGTATCCACTCTTTTCCAGACTCAGTGCTGCATCGTCAAGCAGCGATAGCTTCTGCACGAATACCATGCAGTATGTCAAAGATTCATCTACGATGTCATCTTCGATTAGAAAGTCCAGACCAGCTTGTTCAGCGTTATAGTCTGGATGGAACACCATAAGGTGCAAGTCAATGCCAGCGACTGACATCAATTCATTCATGCCATCACAAAAGCCATCTAGGTACTTTATGTCTGGCAGTACTTCACTAGCCCACACCACAATGTCATAGTCATGTGTATCAAATACACGTACAGCTTCTAACAGCCCATCAATACCTGTGTTGATACTGAATGTGACTTTGTTATCTGCCCATGCCTGTTTAGCGTATGGACAGGGTGGTAGGCCATTTAACTTTACATTCGGTATCTCAAGAAAGTTATGTGACCACTTACGTATGTCCTGTTCAACAGGGTGCATTACTTACCAGTGATTTTCTTGTACGCTTCTGGGCTTTCAGCCTTCAATGCTATTAGGCCGGGGTTATCTTTAACCATACCACCTGCTGCATACATATGCTTCTTGCCACCTGACATACCACCATAGGCCATTTGTGTTTTCTTTTTGGGTTTTTTCATTTTACCCATTCCAATACTAATAGCTAGTACAGGAACATCCTTTTTAACTGAACCACCTTTATTAAGTTTACGGCCACCTGTAACCATAGAAGGCGCAGGAGTATCCTCTCCACGCTTTTTAAGTTCTTTAATAGCAGCACGAACTTCTGTAGCAGTAGCACCACTGTTCTTCATTAGCATAGCTTTCAAAGCTGGCGTTGGTTTTTCTTTCATAGACATATTTAGCCACCTCTTTTATTGTTGTGTATTGCTTTTACCATACCACCTTTACGGTAGTCGATGCTTCCTTTACGCGGCATACCACCCTTATTAAAGGATTCTCCACCACGTCCAGTTACACCACTTTTACGGCGACTAGGACTAGGTTTTGGCGACCTCGCATTTGGTCCTTGCATTGAACGTGGTGCTGCTCCAATACGGTCACTAGCTCTACCACTACGTCTACGAACACCTGACTCACCTGCTTTTGTAGGTTCCATTTCATCAATACGAGCCATAATCTCACGCGCACGTGTCGTGCTAAATCTTGCACGAATGTCTCGCATAAGAGACTCTTGTTGATTTTTAGTTAGGCGATTAAACGCCGCCTCATTAATTTCACCCGTCTTGCGATTAATTGCAGTGGCAAAATCATCAGGCTCTTTTCTTTTCTTTCCTCGCGCAGTAGCAGATGCTTTAGCCCTAGCACTCATAGTATCACGAACATCTTTTGCTTCCATTTCCTCTTCACGTCTGGCTGCGCTTTCGCGTTCAGCTTTAGTTTTGCCTGTACGTTTCTTTTGAGATGCTTCTACTTTTCTTTCTGCCCTTGCTCGTGAGCCTTCACTACGCTGCTGCTGTAAGAAACCCGGCTCCGGTGACTGTGTTACCTTACCAGCCTTGCCTTTTTGTACGTCTACCGCACCTTTTACTTTATCACCTGCAATTGGGTCTTGAGCCATACCTTCTGATTGTGTTTTACTACGAGATTTAGGACGCTCTTTAAATTTTGCTTTAGCAGCATCAATACGTTTCTTTTGTGCATCCGTAGCACCTTTATCTAATCTACCATACATTGCACGTGCGGTAGTAATACCGTTCTCTGCAATTTCTCCTATAAATTTAGCGAATGACATCTGTTGATTCTCCTATTACCATTTCACTTTATGTGACCAGTACTTCGCTGACAGCTTGCTGGTCGGCTTGCCCTGTGCATTGTGACGTGCATAGTAGGACTTCTTACGTGCTTTGTCTTTAGCAGACTTAGGATTCTTCCCAGCACCAGATACGCCTTGCTGTCCAAAGCGAATAAACTTGTATGTGTCACCTTCCTTTGCCATCACACAATGTGACTTCTTAGGATGGTTAGGTGTCTTCTTAGGCTTGTTAACGCCAGACAACCCTTCTTCTTTCATTTTATTCTTTACTCTTTCAGGTATAGCCATTACGTAGGTGTTCCTTTAGGTGCGCATTTAAACTTGAAGCTGTGAGGTATACGAGGTAACAGAGGTATTGTATCTGCTATCATCTCTTCAACACGTAGGACACACTCTGCTCTGGTCTTATATGGACCACGAGTATCCTCTGCCTCAACACAAGCATCAGGGTTTATTATTGTACAGGCTAATATAGCTGCATAAAACATCACTCATTCCTCTCTGTCCACCCTTCTGCTCTCATAGCATCTTCTACGTGTTTCAGAGTAAAGGAACGACCATAGTGTGCTTCCACTGCCTGTCGCACGTAGAAAACATCACTATGGGGTATGTGGAGTTTGTCTAATGTATTAGTACGGATAGCATGGTAGAATGCTTCAAGTACATTGTCTGTGTATAGTTTTACAGATTTCTTCGCCATTGTCAAGAACTTTCTTTGTACAGATAAGACAATCATAGCATTACACTTAAGTGTTACAGTTAAACTGTATTAGCAAAGAAAATTTAGGGATAGCTAACAATGCTACATTTAAGTGACTTAGTTATAGTGTATTTTAATTAGAAGTAAATAACATTTAAGTAAGTCACTTAAGTGAGTCTTAGTTATAGTGCTAATTATACCAGATTTCAGGGGGGTTGTCAAGTCTTTTATTTTCATGCATCTATAGTTGCCTATTTTTTAGGCAGTTGCACAATACTTGTGCATATATGTAATGACAGTTGCCTCTGTGGTTAACACTGAATTTACCTAATCTGTGTAGATATACAAGTATATATACGCTATACCCCCGCATGGCTCCTGCCCGGCCACCTAACTGCGCGGGTGATGCGCCGCATAATGCGTTGCGTAGCGCATGGTTAGAGCCAGATGTAGTGACCAAGCATCCGTCTACATCAAGATGTAGTAGATATGATGTTCTCAGCCAGTTGTAAACAACTGTTATGGTATCAGTTGCCATACGAAGTATGATTGTAAATGGCTGACTTCACAGATTTACAACAAGTTGTAATGCTCATGCTTCTACTACTCAGCTATGCTGTCCTTAGTCCGCTGTCGGACTTGCTGTCAACAGTTTACTGTTGCATATATGTCACACTACACCGCCAAACCTCGCTACCCGTCACGAGTTTCGCGCACCAATTTCGGAAACGTAGTTTCCTGCAATCACAAGCGAAACGGCAAGCGCAGACGATGGCGCGAGGCAAACTCCAAACTTTAACTATCTTCTTACGGTTTTAAGGAATATACCCCTTGAACTTTAGTGAAAGGGGATATATCCCTATAAAACCTAAAGATAGATAAAAGGAAAATATCATGGCTAAATCAACTTCAAAATCGTTCTCTGTTCAATTAGCTGAAGCTAATAACACTCTCCAAGACAAAGGCTTAGTATTATCCCAATGGGATAAGTCAATCACCAAAGGTGATGTCAGTCGCTTCAAGAAACTCTGTGAGTTTGGTGGCTTTTGGTTCTCCCTTGGAGAAATACTTGTAAAGCTACGGACAGAGTCCGGTGGTAATCGTACTGACTCAGCTTTGCTGAAAGATGCCAATCTTCATACCGTTGCAAAGCAACGCCGTAGTGAAGCCATGAAGTTCTTTGAGAACTTCTCTGTAATCGTTGAAAACGATTTGCTTGGTAAGAAATCTTCGATTTGTAGCATGAAAGATTTGCTGAAAGCAGTCGATAAGATTGTCAACCCAAAGGTTGAAGAGATTGTTGAACCAGAGGTTGAAACACCTGTTGAACCTCAAGATGAGGTTAAGCAGATTGAGGACAAGTCCTCTGTACAGTCTGAAAAGACTGCTGAAGATTTGGCACTTGAAGTTCTACTGCAAGTAGAAATGAATAATATCAGCATAGCTGATTTTGAGATTGCAATAGCAAATGCTATTGGTATGATTAAACAAGACAACGAAGTTGTACCTTTTGAGGCTGTAGGGTAATCCCTACAGTCTACCTTTTCTTAGTCCGACAGCGGACTTAGCTTAATACGGAGTATTAAATTATGATTAGAGAATATTTCCATAGCATTTGTTGCCTGTTCTGGTGGTGTATAGCGTTCATGGCGTTTGCATCATCACCCATTATCCTTGTGCTACATGATGCCATGTCTGCAGGAATAATGCTTTGCATTAGCTTTATGACTTGGGCAATGGGTTTGTGTTTTTATGAGAGTGCTTTGCGGATTAGACAGTTCCGCATCGAAGATGAAATTATTGAGAGGTATAGAAACAATGGCTAAACGTGGTGCAATCGTAGATATGGGTAAGCACAAGCCGTTAGGCTCAAGCTGGCGTAGCATGGATACTCAAGCCTATAGCCGTAGCTATGAGCCTGAGACACGGCCTGATTTCCATGTTTATGTGACGGGTCAAGCTGATGCTTGGCAAGCTGAGTATGATGCCAAGATTGCGGCAGATGCAAAGCGGCAAGCACAAATGCAAGCATTGTTTGACTTGAAGCAAAGGATGATTGACAAGAATTTGGTATAGTGTATAACGTAATACATACTGATACTTTAGTGAAGTATGTATTACTTATATAACACTTAACTAGTCCGACAGCGGACTAACAACTTGGAGTTTTAGATGACTTACAAAGATGAATTACTACAGACCTTGTGGGATTTGTTCAAGGATGTACATGGTGTAAGGCCACGTGGCATGAACTATGACCTGTGTTCTATCACAGACCTACAGTCTGAGGTTGCTACGCTTCAACGTATGCTTGATGAGGAACTACGTCATCAGCGCAAGCTAGAAGATGATGCAATTAATTCTTGCATGGACAGTGGCTGTCCTGATATAGCTACAGCTATGCGTTGGCTTGAAGATGCTTATGAAATGGAGTGGGTGTAATGACTGCTAGATGTTTTGATACTTACTATGCCGCTGTGCATTTTGTTGGATTCCGTACAGATGCGCAGTACAGCGCGGCGGTGAGAGTGTTTGGTAAACCTGACTTTATCCACTCTTACCATGACTATAGGTCATATGGCGATATTGACTTTGACAATGACCTTATTGTATATAGTGACAAGGGTAATACTTACCCTGACCCACTATATAGTGACCAAGATTCTACCAGATTTTAATGGAGTGGGTGTAATGAAACAGTTTATTGTAATGGAATGGACTATGACGTGGGATTGGCAACCTATGCCAGTGGTATGTAATGATGTGTTTGAGGCACAGGAAATTGCATCTGAATCTGCCGAAGAAAAATGTGCCGAAGCTATGGGCTGGAAATGGGAATCCAATGCAATCATAAATTGGCGTTGGCCTCATGGCACTTGTGCTGTAGTACATGCTGAGACAGGCGAAGTCTGGGCGGCATGGAAAGTAATTGAAATTGATGTTCCAAACATGGAGAATGTGTAATGAAAACCGAATTTAATATGGCACTTGCTGTCAAGAATATCATTGCTATGCGGCGCAAGGCAAAGCCAGCAGATGTAGCACATGGCATTGCATGGTACGCCGAAGCGTATGAAGAATGCCGCATCATGGCTGACAAGTACAACTTGCCAGAATACATTGTTGTTGGTGTCGTGGCGGCACTGTCACCAAACAATCGCTGGGCTATCAATGTCACCAATGCTGACAACTTGATTGCGGCATGGCGTAATGGCGGCAAGCCCGAAGATGTATCAGTATGTACATACAATGCCATGAAGCTGAAAGCATGGTCTATCCTTGAGCAGATGCCAATGCGGTATTCCGAACATGACACCGTTATTGTTGATGAAGTCAAAACCATTCTCAATGGCAAGAAGATTGTATGTTTCTACGAAAACATCATGGGTGATGATACCTGTACCATTGATGGTCATGCACGTAACATTGCTTACAATGAACGTGTCAATCTGACTGACAACAAAACCAATATCGGTGTTGTCGAGTATCGCAATCTTCAAGATGCGTACCGCATTGCGGCATCACGTTGTCGTGTCAACGGCAAGCGATTGAAAGCGTATGAGTTGCAAGCTATCACTTGGGTGACTTGGAGAAAGTTACACGGTATCGCTTGACAAGCTGAAAAACCTTATGTATATCTTATGTAACATATATACTGATACTTTAGTGAAGTATATATTGTTACTTAGATATACTAGACTAGTCCGACAGCGGACTAATGGAGAATTGACAATGCGTATTAAGACAATCAATCCTGTAGCAAAGGCACTCCTACAGAATAATCGCAGACGTTCACAAGTAGTGCCTGACAAAACCAAATACAATCGAAAGAAAGATAAGCACAATGCAAATCAAGCTAGACAACATGAAGAACCAAAAGACAACTAAGCCAGAAGGCAAGCGTGACCATTGGCGTAGTTACAACAAGCGCAAGCAGAATGTAAGACGTACTGCAAGGCGTAACACTCAGATAGCACAGGAGCAAAGCTATGGGTAACCAAGTAAGAATATATTGGAATCTTCATAAGAAATGTTGGTCTGTACAAGACCGCAAGACAGGCAGAGTAATCAGACATGAGACTACTTGCGTCCTATCTGCTGGCAAGTTTGTTGTTCGCAAAGCTGGGCAAGAAAAGGTGAGACGTGAAGGCAAGAAGAATGTTCACGCCTTTGCTGTAGGCACAGTATCAACCTTGGATGCTAGGGCTTTCATGCAAGATACTTGCAGACCTGTCACATACAATCCCTATGTCAATGACACCTTTGTGTTCAGAGATACAGGTGAATCTGTTACCGACATTGACACCATCGTTGTCGGTAAATCCGAAGGTAGGCCATGTGTATGGGCTTACCAAAGCAACAACCCTAAGTCCGACAGCGGACTAACCAACTAACCAACACAAAGGAGATATTATTATGACAACACTTAACATTGAGAACACCATCAAGTCTGGCACATATCACAAGCGTTCAACAGGTATGACAGGACAAGTACTTGCAACACCTCAGATTGAGGCCAAGCTGGGTAAAGTAGAAAGACTGTATGAGCAGTATCATGGCGTGTCTCTAGGCCGTTACAACCTGTATCGTGCTATCCTGCCGCTTGCTCGTGAGACTAAGGCTGACAGTGGTGGCTTCATTCATGGTGATGCTGGTGCTATTGTACTCAAGGCACTTGATGTAATGCACAAGGCACTTGGCAAGGCTGTACGCCGCAAGAACCGCAAGCCTATCTCTGTTGAGATTGGTACACTTCAAATCGACAACCTGCGTGACCTTGCTCGTGGCAAGCGTGGACGTAAGGCAATCAGGAAGGTAGCATAATATGTATTGGGAAATCGGTATCAAGATGGATGGCGTCAGTGGTGTGTACAATGTACACCCACAGCCATTGGCTGAGTCAGTATGGAATCATGCTGTTGAACATGCAATGGACATGGCGCAAGCCTTGTACCCTAATGCACACATTGAACTAGAGTTTGTTAAGGAGTTTGAAACAGATGGATAAAAAACTATACAACGTAAAGATTGACTTTGAGATTTGGTATGACCGCAACTTTGAGATTGAGGCATACGATGTCTTAGAAGCAGAAGTAAAAGCGGGTGAGATGGCAAGGGAACAGACCATGCACCTGATTGGTGTTGACATAGATGTGGAAAACGATGGTGGCTGGGCGTATGGTGACCAAGACTACAGCACTGCGTATGTAGAGCTAGAAGAATGAACTGCTGGCACTGTAAGACAGAACTGATATGGGGTATTGACCATGACGTATCAGATGAAGAAGATTTCTACAGCATGAGGACTTGCTTGCACTGTCCTAAATGTGGATGTGATGTAGACGTATGGTATCCAAAGGAGAACACAGACGATGACTAATCAACTTAATTTACCACTAGACCATGAGCCTTGCATTAACCGTTGGGCAATCTTAATGGCTGACGAAGATGTATCCAGAGGATACCACATTAGTTGGGATGCCGCTTATGAATCTGCATGGAATGAAATTGAACTCAACATAAAGTGGGAGAATAGTGATGAAACTACAGGACAATGAAATTGCAATCATCTGGTCAGCCGAAGATGTGAAACAAGAATGTGAATGGCTGACTGATGAACAAGCCCTTGATGTACTACAGGCAATAGAACACAGACACGATGCTTGCATTGGTATTAATTGGGAAGTGATATACTACACTGCCGAACAAATGTATCCAAAGAAGGAGAATGAAAATGATGACTGATGATTTTGAAGCCATCAAAGAATATGTGCTTGACCATTATGAACATTTTGGTGCATACCCAATGGAAGTTGAAACCGATACCCAAGTATATACATTTGACCAGTATTGGGCTATCTTAGATAAGGAGACAAACAATGATAACACTTAACCTACCACCAAAACAAGTCAACGCCATGCTAGTCGCAATGGACACTGAGATTGATTATATGTTTGAGACAGGTGGAAAACCTGATTGGGAATCATTCCCAGAGATTGCCGCAATGCTAATGGCTTACTATACTGTACGTTGTAAATTTGAGGAGAACCAATATGCCTAATCATACAGATAACAGAGTAATCCTGTCACACGCTGACAGCCAGAAGATTGATGACATCTACAATGTGATGAACACAGACGATGCTTCACTACTGCAACACATCATCCCTATGAACGAGTCCCTGCTTGATGGTGGCGATTGGTATGAGTGGCGGCTGGATAATTGGGGTACGAAGTGGGACATCTATGAGACGCACTGCACTCGCATTGATGCTAACACATTGTCCATGACCTTCTACACTGCATGGTCACCACCTATCCCTGTCTTTGACAAGCTGACAGACATGGGCTATGAGATAAATGCAAGATACCTTGATGAAGGGTGGGGGTACGTTGGTGAGTATGTTGATGGTTTTGATTGGTCAACTGCTGACATTGAGAGTATCGGTGAGGTACGCCCAGAACTTGATGACGAGTTTGGTATAACTGAAATGATGCAAGAGGAGAACCAATATGCTTGAACATGACCGCAAGAAACTACTGAAAGTAATCAATCTAATAAAAGATATTGGCATAACTACCGATGAAAAACTGCCTATCACATACAACCAAGTGTGTGAATTGCAGTATGCTGAATATACATTGCGTGGGATTGGTGCATTCGCCAAGACTAAGTATTGGGCAGACTATGAGTACGCCGAAGATGTAAAAGACGATGACGATGATTGAGGCGGCACTTGTATGCCTAGCACTTAACACATACCATGAGGCACGTGACCAGCCCTTTGTGGGGCAGGTTGCGGTTGCTCAAGTGGTGATGAACAGGGTGCATGATGACAGGTATCCCAACACAGTATGTGAGGTGGTCAAGCAGTCACCTACCTACTCATGGAAGCCCGACTTCCCTGTTCGTAATCGGTGCCAGTTTAGCTGGTACTGTGATGGCAAGTCTGATAAGCCAAGGAATACAAAGGCTTATGCCAAGGCTCTGATGATTGCACATGGTGTGTATCATGGTAACTTGGATGACTTTGTTGAAGGTGCGACACATTACCATGCCCACTATGTAACACCTGAGTGGGCTAAGACTAAGACTATGACGGTCAGGATTAATGACCACATCTTTTATAGGTGGGAGTAGTTGACATCATATATCTTATATGATATAACTGCCTCTTACACAATCGAAAGGAGAATGATAATGCTAGAATATATTCCAGAACATCTCGACTTTGAGGTAGAGTTTGAACCTACTAAAGTTGAAGATAAGAAGTATGTTATCAATGGCGATACAGGTGAGTACATTGGTGTCGTAGGCAATGGTTTTACCTGCGCCAATCATGGTGACTTCTTCCGCAAAGTTATGGACACGACAACTGAAACACTGTCAGAACATGACATGGAAGACGCACACATTAGCTGGCGTAGCGCACACAAGGATGGCTGGGCTATGATGGACATGACCCTGCCCAACGTGACAGCTAAGATTGCTACTGACAAGCATGAGACTACACTAATGAAGCGTATCATTGCCCTGCATGGTGTGAATGGTACTTGTTCTAACACCACCATCTTTGGTGCTATCGACTTCTTCTGTCTCAATGGGCAGATACGTGGCAAGCATGACAAGGTGATGCGTAAGAACACCAGTGGCTTCAACATAGACAAGTTTATCACTGAACTGCACAAGTCTCAGCAGGACTTCACTGCACAGGCAGAACAGATGCAACGCTGGGCAAACACTAGCCTAGTCAATGTGGATGTTAAGGACATGCTTGAAACATTACTCAAGTCTGACCGTAAGGCAGAGAAGATGAACATCTTATATAACCAAGAGGTAGCCACACGTGGACGCAACCTGTGGTCACTGTACTCTGCTTTCACCAACTATGCGACATATGCAGATGAACGCAATGGTTTTACTCAGCGTAACACTGGTGGTGATACACAAGCTAAGTCACTGTTCATGCGTGAAGTTGAAGTAGCTGGCTGGGTCGAAAGCCCTGTGTTCAAGTCCCTTGCGGTGGCGGCATAATGCAAAAAAGGCATAAAAGATTTTTCTCAGATGATGAGGCGGCAGATTTAGGTTTGCCCCTCAGAAGAGGTGACATTCGTTCAGATGGTTTTATATTCAAAAGGTACTATGAGTCTGGTATTTCCCATAAAATACGTGAGATATGGCAGTCAGAAGAAGCAAAAGAAAAAGACAAAGCTAGACGCAGAAAAGCTGCTGTAGAACACAGAAAAAGAAAACCAAGACCTGCAAAGTATCTAACTAAAATAGAAAGAGATGCACTAGGATTGCCATTAAGAATAGGCGACACTAGAGAAGATGGATATAGGTTTAAACAATATTATAAAAGGGGCAACAGCATATGTGAACTTTGGTGTAATCAAGAAAACTACGATAAAATTAGGGATAGAAAAAAGAAATGGCAAAAGAAAAAACGCATTGCAAATGCAAAATTTGCCGCTAGAGTAAAACGTAGGTATGGCTGTTCTATATGTGGATATAAGGAACATACAGATGCACTTCACTTCGATCATATAAACCCAAAAGAAAAGAAAAGAGAAATAAGTAAAATGCACACTTGTTCTCGCACAGAATTAAAAAAAGAAATTAAAAAATGCAGAATATTATGTGCTAATTGTCATGCTGTACATACCGCTAAACAAAGAGAGGATAACATTTTATGAAGCTAAATCAAGTAGCGGATGAATATTATTTGTCCCATGATTACAAGAACTTACGTCAAGAAACTAAGACGCACTATGAATACTGCCTTAACAGTGCGCTGGCTACACCTGTCGAGGGTGTAGTCATTGGCGAGGTGGATTGCACTAAGCTGTCCACCAAGCAAGCTAAGTTAGCCTATGACATCTGGTGTGATCGTGGTATCTCTACTGCTAATCATATCATGGCTACGGCTAGAATATTATATAACTATGCCCTACGCATGGAACATTGCTTTATAAATCCCTTCACAGTGGTGCGTAAGAGAGCCACCAAGCCACGTAAGGTGGTGTGGAGCAGGGGTGATGTCACAAAACTGCTAGACGCGGCCTACAGCGATTTTAGCACCCGTAACATCGGTTTGATTGCACACATGGCATATGAATGGTGTCAGCGTGTAGGTGATATGCGTGTACTGACATGGGATGCCATCGACTTTGAGCAGAAGCGTGTAATAATATTACAATCTAAGCGTGATGCACAGGTAGAATTACCCATTGACGATGACTTATATGATATGTTAGTACAACAGGAGCAAGACTTTGGCTTTCAACCTTACGTTGCACCTAGACCTGTATCATATAGGGGTGTGTATGAGCCGTATACGATGTATAAACTGCCACTACATGCACGTAAGCTGATGGATGATGTGGGATTACCTAAAGAACTGCGTCTGTCTGATCTAAGGCGTACAGGTGTGACTGAAATGGTTGATGCAGAGGTAGGTATAGGACAAATTATGTCGGTTACAGGACATGCTGACCCACAATCAGTAAAGCCTTACCTAAAAAATACGTATGTCAGTGCAAATAATGCCTTGACAGCACGAAAGAATACATGATATAAGCATTCAACTGCCGCAACGAACTAATATATAATATAACTATTATAATATATAACTGTATATAGAAAGGACACATATATGATTAATCCAAGTGACTATGATGTTGCCAATGGCGAGACTAAACGCATGAACTGTCCTGTTTGTAAAGGTGACAGAACATTTAGTATCACTAATGATATGGGTAATCTTGTATGGAACTGCTATAAAGTGAGTTGCACTGTCAGTGGTGGTACTCGTGTGCCTATGACCATCAGTGATGTACAAAAACGTCTTAATCCTGCGTCACATACAACAGAGGATAAGTTTGAGTTACCTGCATACGTAGTGCCACATCGTAACAAACGTGCTGTAGTCAAGTGGTGTGCTGAATGGGGCATACACGAGGATGAGCATGGCCTGATGTATGATGTCAAAGAGGATCGTGTTGTATTCCCTGTTGTGCATGATGGCAAACTGGTGGATGCTACAGGCAGAACATTAAGTAAAAGAATACCTAAATGGAAAAGGTATGGAAAAAGTAGCTTGCCATATACATCTGGTTGTGGTAAAGTCGCTGTAGTTGTTGAGGACTGTGTAAGTGCGGCCATTGTTGGTTATGGTTCCTTTGTCGGGGTTGCGCTGTTAGGCACGTCTTTGTCTGATACGCATAAAAGGTATCTTGCACAGTTCTCGACAGCAGTAATTGCACTAGACCCCGATGCTCTAGTCAAATCAATACAGATGGTAAAAGAATTACGAGGCTATGTAGAGAATGTACGTTTACTAAAACTAGAAGATGATATAAAATACAGAAACCCGACAGATATGGATAAGCTAGATGCTATCCGCAAACAGATAGGAGAATAACCACATGGAATTATCATTAATCAGAAGTCTAATGAACAAGGACTTTTACGAGGAGCATCGTGGATCACGTTGTCCTGACCGCTTGTTCAGTAAAGACATACGTAAGATCAAGCAGTCTATCGACAGTGCTATGGAACGATATGAACGTACTGTAACACCCGATGAGATAGAGGCTTTGTTCATGGCAAACAATCCAACGCTGACTACGGCACAGAAGCAAGCCTATTCATCTTTGTTCAACAACATTAAGCGTGAACAGCCGATGGGTGGTGACGTAGCACAAGAGGTGCTATCCAAGCTGTTCCAGAAAGTCATTGGCGAAGAGATTGCCACGCTAGGATGCGACTACGTTGATGGTATGCAGACTAGCCTTGACCCACTGCGTCAGATACTTGAACAGTATGCGGATGACTTTACACCTAGTGCCAAGGTTGAATGGGATGACATCGAACTTGAAACATTGCTTGCACGTAATGACCTTGAGGCACGATGGACATTCAACATATCTAGCCTGACACGTAAGGTAGAAGGTGTGAATGATGGTCACTTGATTGAGGTAGGGGCTAGACCCAACACAGGCAAGACATCGTTTCATGCGTCATTGATTGCATCGCCCGGTGGCTTTGCTCATCAGGGTGCTAACTGCATTATCTTATGTAACGAGGAAGGCTATCACCGTGTTGGTGCTAGATACCTGACTGCCGCTACTGGTATGACTATGCAGGAAATCAAGAAGAACCCAACCAAGGCACGTGACTTGTATGCACCTGTCAAAGAACGTATCAAGATTAAGGATGCGACAGGCCGTGACATGGCGTGGGTAGAGTCTATATGCAAGGCGTATAAGCCTGATATAGTTCTTCTGGACATGGGTGACAAGTTTGCTAGGACAGGCGGCTTTGCACGTCCTGACGAGGCGTTAAAGGCCAATGCGATACACGCACGTATGATTGCCAAGCAACACGAGTGTGCTGTATTCTATATGTCACAGTTGTCTGCTGATGCAGAAGGTAAGGTTCTGCTTAATCAAAGCATGATGGAAGGTAGTCGTACAGGTAAGGCGGCAGAGGCTGACCTTATGGTGCTGATTGCAAAGAACCCACCTGTTGACAATCAGGAAGAAGAAGATACACAACGACATTTGAATGTGGTAAAAAATAAGTTGTCAGGTTGGCATGGTGTGGTACACTGTGAACTTGATTATAAAACAGCGAGGTATTCAGTATGAAACTAACATTAGACGTAGAGAATACAACAACAGAACGTAATGGTAAGTTACACCTAGACCCATTTGAGCCTGATAATTCATTGACTATGGTTGGTATGCTTACAGATCAAGGTGTTGAACGTATCGTTACCTTTGACCACAGTGATGTAGATGCAGATGAGGGTGGGCATGTATTGGTGCAAGAGTTTTTAGATGCGGCTACTATCATCATCGCGCACAATGCCGCATATGATTTGATGTGGCTTTGGGAATCAGGCTTCAAATATGATGGCCCTGTCTTTGACACTATGCTTGGCGAGTATGTGCTACAGCGTGGTCAGAAGCAACCACTATCGCTTCAGGCTTGTGCAGAACGATATGAGTTGGATACAAAGAAGCAGGATACACTGAAAGAATACTTCAAGAAAGGTTATAATACACGAGACATACCACACGATGAGTTGTGTGAGTATCTATCTGCTGACCTACACGCTACGCAACAGCTATCAGATAAGCTAATGCGTCAGCTACAGTCAGACAGTTCTAGCCTAAATGATACTGTGGTGCTTACCAATCAGGTTTGTGTTACACTAGCACGTATCTACCAGCGTGGATTCAAGGTTGACTTGGATGTACTAGAGGAAGTGCGTCAAGAGTTTGAACAAGAGAAGTGTCAACTTGTTGACGACTTGCAGGTTCATGTACGTAAGGTCATGGGTGATACACCTATCAACCTCAACAGTCCAGAGCAATTGTCATGGGTTATCTATGGTCGTAAGGTCATTGACAAGCATGATTGGGCAACACTCATTGACCCATACATGCCTGAAACTGAGTTCAGACAGCTTGTGGCTACACGTACACAACGTATGTACCGTACTAATGCAGTGCAGTGTCCTACATGTAAAGGCAGTGGCTATATACGCAAGACCAAGAAGAATGGTCAGCCGTTTGCAAAGCCAAGTAAGTGTCCTGAATGTGGCACGTCAGGATTTCTGTTCAATCCTACTGACACTATGGCTGGTTTCAAGTTCAAGCCACCTACAGCTAAGTGGGCATCTGCCAATGGTTTTAGTACCAGCAAGAATAACTTGCAATTACTAGAGGCAGGTGCTAAGTCTAAGGGGATGGATGATGCAGTAGAGTTCTTGTACAAGGTACGCAGACTAAGTGCTGTCGATACATATCTGTCATCATTCGTTGATGGTATCAGTAACTATACTAAACAGGATGGCATGTTGCATGTCAGCCTACTACAACATCGTACATCGACAGGTCGCTTGTCGGGTGCTAATCCTAATATGCAGAACATGCCACGTGGCGGTACGTTTCCTGTAAAGAAAGTGTTTGTGTCACGATGGGACGGTGGTAAGGTGCTTGAAGCTGACTTTGCTCAGTTAGAGTTTAGAGCCGCCGCATACTTATCACAGGATGGAGTTGCGATTAATGAAGTATCTACTGGATTTGATGTACATGCGTATACCGCTAAAGTTATTACCGATGCTGGTCAATATACGAATCGCCAAGATGCGAAGGCGCACACGTTTGCACCACTCTACGGCGCAAGCGGATATGGCAGAACAAAAGCGGAAGCCGCATACTACGAACACTTCAACGACAAATACACAGGAGTGGCCTCTTGGCATTCCCGACTGGCTAAAGAAGCTATCACCACCCAGAAAATAGTTACACCTTCTGGACGCGAGTTTTCTTTTCCTGATGTAGTACGTAAGGCAAATGGCCGTGTGTCATACTTTACGCAGATAAAGAATTATCCTGTACAGTCATTCGCTACAGCAGATATTGTACCGATTGCACTGTTGCATATTGATAAACTGCTTGACAACATGCAGTCATGTGTAGTAAACACAGTACATGATTCAATTGTGATTGATGTACATCCCGATGAAGAGGATGCAGTCATACAGGTAATAGAGAATACAAACAATGAACTACCTAATCTGATTGCATTACGGTGGGGTATAAACTTTAATGTACCACTGTTATTGGAATCAAAAATTGGCCCGAATTGGCTTGACACTAAAGACGTAGCGTGATATAACTACGGTTCTATACTCTCAAGAAAGGAGAAATGAATGACACAATTGACGACAGTAGATACGAATAACTTTGCGGCTATGGCAAAAGCTATGGGTATCGCACACGAGAAGACATCATCTTCTTCTAGTTCACTTGCACGACTACGCATTAATCATGCACCTATCATGGGTACAGCAGAGGTTAAGGGTAAGAATGTCAATGTTGAAGTAG